GTTACAAAGTATCCACTACTTTTACTTAATGCAGTCATTATTTAATATTTATAATATAAAATAAAAAGCCTCAAATGAGGCTTTTTAAATTAGGTTATTGAACCCGTTCCACCTTTTGGAAGAACTATTCTGAATCTATCATGTTTGAACAATGCAGTATATCTGCCTAAATTAGCCTCTTCGTGTGATAAATTAAGTTCACCTATCGAAGCCGGGAATATATTAATGTATTCTACCCTTAGTATAACTTCTCCCAAGGTGTAATCATATAATTCTAAATAAACCCATCCACTATTTCTAACAACTGATTTCCCGCTATCAAAAGTTGAAGTATATTTAGCCGAACCTAAGTTAATGCCTCTTTCACTATCTGGATCAATTACTGATGTTCCTAATGAACCATTTTGATATAAATCAGTATTATGAGCTAATTGATTCCATTTGCCTAAAAATCTAAAACCTCTTACATCGGCAGGTTCAAGAATATCAAAGCTAGATTCTTTTTCATATTCAGTATTAGTGGTAAATAATACTGATTGTCCCATAAACCATGCTTCAGCAGTATTAATTAATAATTTTGGTATCTTAGCTGTTTTAATCATTACGCATATTTCATCGTCAGATTTTACATCTGGGCATATGTCGGTCCCTAATTGAGCTTTAATTAGCGGTACATTAAAACGTAGTCTCCAGTGAGTCGTTCTAATTGGATCTCTAACATTTTCAATTTGGGTTATGAAATATCCAGTTCTTTTATCTAGTGTGCTCATATCAGTTGTCCTTATTTCTATATTTATCTAATTCACTATAAAAACAAAAAATCCACTAATTGCTTAGTGGATTTGTCATTAGATTTAATCTTTTATTAGATTAGTCCTGCTTCAATTAATCCATTAGTCTTGTATACAGTATTTCTAACAGTAATTCTTTCAGCACCCTTAGTAATTTCCATTCCAATATCTACGATTAATTGATTATTATCAATAACTGCGGAAGTATTATTACTATCGTTACAAGTAACGACATAATTATATAATCCATCATGTGTTTTAATAAAAGCTAATACAGCGGTTACTTCTTCTGTAATAGTTTTTCTTAAATCAGATGTATTTAACTCATATACATAAGGAGTTAATTTAGTTCTAAGAACTCCATATAAGTAAGCTAATAATGATACTGCATGTAATCTATTTAATGAAGTGTTTTTTATTTGAAGGGTTGCTTCTCCCCAAATAAATTGACCATTTAGACTTCTAGTAGTATTAATTCTTTCTTTACTTAATGCTCCCACTTCATCTGGGTAATATCTAAGATATACATTTCCACTTGAAGGGTATCCAATTGAACCTCTATTAGTTCCTGCAACAATACTCCAAGGGTATAGATTAGTCCATACATTAGTTATATTGCAAGCTACAAAAGAAGTCATAGCAACTTCAACATCTTTTTTATTGTATCTGTCATACATAACTTGACGACCATCATACATTGCACCCCAATAAGATTCATATGAAGCATTAGAACCACCTGATTCATATCCTACTCCAGTTACATTTTGATTACATAAATCTATTAATTTATCTACGCTCTTTCTCTTAGGTAGATCAAATATAGCGATACAATCTTTTCTAATTGTGCAAACTTGAAGCATTGATACTATTACATTTGAATTAACTTGTTCAACTAATTCAATTTTATCACCGAACCCTGAAACGGTTGTTCCAGATGCACATAAAAGATTTACTTTTACATTTGAAATATCTTTGAATAATCCCCAACCATAATCATAATTTGGTACAGTTAATGGAGCTACAGTAGTTCCACCTTTTAATAATATTTTATTTTGAGTAGTTGTATATTTGGTTACTGAGCTAGAAATAGTAGCTGCTTTAGCCATAGTATAAGATTCTCTTCCAATCCAAGTTCCACGGAAATCTTCATTCATTTGGCCTAATACCAATGAATCACTGCTAGTAGCTTCATCTAATTTTAATTGTAATCCAGTATTGGTTACATAATTAATACGAGCGAATGGAATAGTTTGTACTGGAGTAGTAGAAGTTTTGCTAGAATAAATTCTTAACAATCCAATTACTTGAATTAATTTAGTCAAATCATCATTAATATCCCACACTAATAAATCAGAATCCCATCTTTTAAATACACCTTTAACAGTGATCTCTACATCATTATCATCTAAAAAGGTATAGTCTTCATTTGGGAAGAATCTATCCTTAGAAGTATCATAATATCCTTCACCTGTGATATATTCAGATAATTCTACATCATCATCAATTGAGCGAGAAGTTAAAGTATCAATATTTGATTCTCTTACTCCTGAAACAAACCCATTAGGATTTTCATCAGTTGAATTAAAATATGAATAAGTTTGGATAGTTACATAATATCCACTTAATCCTGGATATTTAGTTGCTAAAGTAAATGGGCTATTTGGATCTGAATATTCAGTAATTACTACATTTTTTTCTAAATCATCTACTACTTTTGATATGCTATTAGAAATAGCACTATATATTGAAGCATCTCCTGGATTATATACTCCAGTGTAAGTATTAGTACCAGAAAATCCGCCACTAAATCCACCATCCAAAACAGTATCATAATCAAGAATACTAGAATTAAGATCTGGGAACATTATGGCAACTGCATCTAAATGTTCATCTGCTTCAACTTCTCTTACTATTTTTAATATTGCGCCTGAATCCAATAGCATTTTAGCTGCATACAATAACTGGTTATTTTTTGCAGTCTTAGTTGGAGTTCCAAATATTGAATATAAGTTAGTTGTATCACTTATTGATACAATTTGATTAGATGGACCTTGTGAAGTCCAGCCTACTAATCCAACTTTAAAACTATTATCATCACCTGAGCTATATGCACTAAGATCTTTAGTTATGAATTCTACGCCCGCTGCGCCTTTTAATTGGTCTATTGCCATGATTATTCTCCGTTAGATAATATTTAGCTAAAAATACTAAATAAAGTGCCTTTTTGATATTTTCATAAATAATTATAGTATGGATGATAAAGAATGGGCTTTTTACACTCCTAGTATGCCCCAAGAACAATTAGCAGATATTAATAATAATGTAAAAGACCATTTTAGCCCTGCATTTAATACTCATAATAAATTTGCTGATCAATCTCTTTATAATAATTTAAGCGCTCAATATTTTGAACAAAATGGAGTTCAATGCATATATTATGTTTCAACTATTTCAACAACTAAAAAGGCTCCATTCGTAGGTAATCAAACCCAAGGAATATATAGAAGTTTTCATACAAAGATTGTAGGGGATTCAATTATACAACCTGAATTAATTAAATTTGCTAAATTTGGCGCAAGTGGATTAGATCAAACATCATTAGTATTACATAGAGAAGTATTTTTTAAACATAATGCAAGAAATCTAAGAGAAAGAGGAATTAAACCTGATTTAGATCCAAATAAGCATAACCCTTGGATATCTCAAAGAGGCTATGCTGATTTTAATTATGAAGGATATAGCGCTGCACAGATTTTCCCAAAAGCAGGGGATTTAATAAAACCTGAATGGATTGAAACTCTATATGTGATTGACAGTGTTAATACTAAATTAAGCGATCAATCTTTTATGCAAAGAAGTTATTATTTTAAAATTGCTATTAGAGAATACCACGATGATCATAGAAATATTGATCCTAGCTTGGCAACTGAATCAACTAATACTGGTAATTATATTGAAGAAAAATTTGATCAAACCACTACCTTAGATGTTGGGCCTTTGGTCGATAATGGACCTATTGATAAGATCAATAATCCTGATTATGGGGATACTGATAAATTCTGGAAAGATATTGATACTAAAGATGATGTTCTTTATCGCCCACCTGAAGTACCAGACAGTGAAAAAAATATTTCAAATAGTAAGAAATATGGGCAAACTCGTTTTGGTAAATGGTGATTATCTAAATATAAGTAAAGGGAAAATAATATGTTTACTACTTCAGAAGATTACAAAGCTATGATTGATTGCTCATATAAGATAGGCAATTCAACCGTTAATGAAAAAAGAACTAATTTAAGTGAAAGTTCTGAAAAGAAACCAAATAATATATTTGAATCAATTGGTAATTCAGAAAAACCTAAAGAGCCTATAGAAATAAAATATATTGATGCAGTAAAGGCTAAGTATTCATTAGGAAAAAACTAATGTTTAATAGATTAACTTTAACCGAAGCATTAACAGTATTCGATAATGGGCATACTGTTGATTATGAGTTTGATACTAAAGAGTATATAAAATGCCTCATATATGCTATGAAAATTGGAACTAAAGCTTCATATGAAGGTTCTAAAGGACAGCATGTTGGGCAAAATGTTTCACCTTCAGCATTAACTACAATAGTTAATCAATTAATGCTATTTAATCCTTATTCAATAAAAGGCGGAGCTAATTATAGTAAATTAGTAAATAAACAAAATAAAAATAATATTCAATTATTACCTAAGTTTCCAAATTTAGCTAAATATAAACCTGATTCAGCCAAATTAAAATATATTGAAAATAACCCATTTTTCTCAAAATATTTAAATGATTCAATAATGAAAAAATATATTGAAGACTATTATATTAGTTTTGATGAAGAAGAACATGTATATTTGCCTACTACTAAAGCTGAATCTAATATGTATATTAGATTTGTTAATTTTCTTAAAAAAGTTAAATTAGATAAATTATCAGATGAATTAAATGATTGGATACGAATAGTATCGGCTCCATATATTTCAGGAGATGATAGATATACAATAGCACAAGCCATTGATTTTTTTGAAACAAATAATAAATCATTGTTTAATGCATATAGAGCTAATGAATCAGTAGGTGAAGAATATGGCCCACTTGGGGCTGAAAACTTTAATGAAATATTAATTGCAGATGATAAACTAAGCTTTGGTATTAATAAAATAGATAATTTAGTTCCAAGCAATTACAAAAATAATGTTAAAAATGATATATCACACAATAGTTCATTTGATTTAGGAAATGGAATGATTTCTTTATTATATGTTGGATATTTTACTATTGACAGAGTTAATGATGTTAATGCAGTAACGTCTGGTAAAGGCGAAACTTCTAAAGCTAATGTGTTTTTTAAAATAGAACCAGATGAAAATGGTAAATATACTCAATATCCAGGATCAATTAAACTAGTTATAAGTATTTCACATGGTAATGAATTTAATGCCACTCCTAATCAAGTATTTGAAATAATGCTAGGATCTAATGATTATAAAGAATTATTTAATTTAAATGCTCATAGTAATAATGTATTAAGTGGGAAAACTTTTGGACCTTCGGATAGTCATATATTTGGATTTCAATTCCCAATTGATTTAATCAAAAGAATGTCCCTGGCTGGGAATCTAGCAATTGAACCAAAGAATTTTAATATTACTGCTAAGAAAACAGCTAAACCAATAGAAGAACCTGTAAAAAAGCCAAATGCTTTTGAAGGTTTATTTGATTGGATAAAGGAATAACGTGGTACCTTATTATTATCCTAGAGTAATTGAAAGAATCAATATTGCGTTAATTGATGTATTTAATGATGTGCAAATTAATAGATTCAATGAAGATGGAACAATTTCTAAAATAATAGATGTTCCTATTATACCTCATTATAGCAAAAATTTTGCAGAATATATTATTAATACTAATAGAGTAAAAGAATCTAGATATCAAACCCCTATAATGGGATTAAGAATAGCTGGATTAAATAGAGATGCCGCTAGAATAACTCAGCAAAAATATATCAGAAAAATATATAATGAAGCCAATGGGCAATACTTAAGAGATCGCAGACCTTCCCCTTGGAAAATAGGATTTACCTTAAGTATTTACACCGAAAATCTAGAAGATTTTTCTCAACTTATTGAAAATATAATAACCTATTTTGATCCAACATTAACTTTATCAATAAAAGAATTTGAAAAAGTTAATATTGAAAGAGATATTATAGTTACATTAAATGATCCTAATTTAGAAATGAATGATGAAGTTGATAGAGAAGATCATCAAAGCTATTCAATTGATTTACCATTAACAGCTTCTTGTGTGTTTTATCCACCTTTATCAACTGCTGCTGTAATTAAATTTATTAGTACTAATGTTAATACTATTGAAGCAGGGAATTCAAATAATTTGTTATCTACTGTTTCATTGGGGCATGGATGGAGTGGTAATGTAAATACGGGATTTGCGCATACTGTTGGAAGTAATACAGCATTAGGTCAATTGGTATCTTGTATAGTAGGGAATACTTATAGCATTTCAATATTGATTACTTCTTATACTTCTGGATCAATAATATGTTCAGTGGGAGGATTTACTTCTGATAACATTAGCAGTACTTATAATAAAACATTTATAGCTAGTGTAAATAATTCCCTAAGAATACTTCCAAGTTTAGATTTTGATGGAACAGTTATTGTTTCATTAACTGAGGGTAGTACAAAAATAAACCCAGTATCTACCATTCAAAATAATGGAACAGATATGAGTATAGGAGACTATAATACATTAATGCCTAGATTATTAATTGATGCCCCTCAAGCATATGCAACAGCCCAATCAGCTAAACAACAATCAGTAGATATTAGTAGTTTGGATGAGAGCGTAATAGTGAGCGATATAACTAGATTATATGAAGATTATGCTACAACAATTGTAAAATACGATAGCTCGGCTGTTATTCCCATCTATTTAGCTAAGAAAAACGAAACCATAGTATATGTAGAATTAATAGTTGGAGATAGTTTCAATAGCCCAAATACTACAATATCAATTGGCAGTGATGCAAATCCAGAATTAATAATGAAAGCATCTGAGAACAGCCCTTATTATTCCACCAAATATGCCATTTCGTTTGAATATATTTTACCAGCAGACACCCAAATAAATTTATATTATCATAGTTCTAATTCAACAAAAGGTGAGGCTCAATTGACATTAGCTTGGAAACACGTTTAAGCGCCTATTATTTTTTGTTATATTTATTCAATGGAAAATGAGAATAACTTAAATCCAAAAAAATCTGAAGTAATTGAAACCCCAGACGATTTTAGAAATCATTTTGCGACTTATTGCTTTTATCTTACTTATCTAAGTGAATGTAGTATTGAAGATGTTAGAGATGTTGAAATTGCATCTACTGTAATATACACTAGGCTATTAACCTCATATTTAAGATTTAACAAGTTAGATATTAATGAATTTAAAAAGCAATTGAATATTTCAGTAGTAGAATATATGTCAAGCCCTACTTATGAAGCTACATATAATACTTGGGTTGAAATGGATCATTTAATTAATATCGACAAATTATAATATTAAGAATAAGCAATTGTTTCAAAATTTTCTCTATTAATTAATGAATAGTCACTTTTACCTCTGAATATGATTGGAGTATTTTGTTCCAATTCATCAGGTGATTGGGTTAATTTATTAACTATTTCTCTCATGGTTGGATCAGTTATCTTATCTAATCCACTTAATTCATTAGTTATTAATCTCTTTTTATAGATTGGTTCATCATCAATATTTCCATAATAATAAGGACTATTAGCATAATATAATACTGATAATATAGCAGTGACTAAATCATCATGTGCATCTCCCAAAGCAGCATATGAATTTCCTTTTTTACCAAAAGTGCATAGTTCAGTTATAGTATTAATATCACATATTTTAAGTAAGCCACGCTCAATATATACTTGTAAATAGATGCAAGCTTCCATTTTTCTATTGTGGGATAAGTTAAAACCTAATCCATGCTCATTCATATGAATTAAATTAGGATAGTTTTTATCATAATGCAATCCAGTTATAATAGCACCACCTGCTTGTTCCATCGTTTCAACTATAATACCAGCATCATAATAAATTTTAGCAAGATAATATATTTTTTCAATATAATTTTTTGGAATAATATCATTAGATTCATAAACAGCAACTTGCTCAATATCCGTATTTGATTTAACTAGCCATACTTGACTAACGCTATAGTCTTGTTTAGTACCCATAGCAGGATCAACCGTTACAATATATTCATATCCTTTATCCTTATATTCCTGATAATTCATGGGATATTTAAATATTCGTAATCTGTCATCTTCCAATATAGCAATAGGTGAAGCTACTGGCAACTTCTTTAAGAATCCGGCATCAATTAATGTAGCAACAGATCCTTGGAATTCACATTCATATTCCTGTTTGAATCGAACAATCCCTATTTTATCTATTTCTGTTTTCTTCCATTCTTCAGTTCTTCCAGGAACTTCATTCCAAGCTATTTCTATAGTTCTAAAATCTTTAGAATCCATAGGTAGGCCGCTTTTAGCTTTATTTTCCGCATCAGTCCACATTTTCCAGAAATGATTTAACCCACGAGGGGTTTGAAACCCTAGTATTCCACCATATACAACAGAATGCGCCCATTTATCATTTTCATTGTCATTTAATGAAAAATCATATACTCTTTCTACTCCGCTATCTATATTAGTTATTTTATCCCAAATTAAATCCTCTTGAACATTTTCCATAAATTTATTATATTCATTATTATTAATAATTAATGATTTTTTAATACCAAGCATTTTTTCTCTAGAAAAATGTTTTAGATCTCTATGAATTCCAATATGACTTATCTCTTTTATGCCTAATTGTTTAATAATATTGTTTGAATAAGGAATTACATCTGCATTACTGCCAATATGCTTAGTTGTTATACAATTTGATATTCTAGCTTGTTTTCTATTAAATCTAAATCCCACAATATTATAAAATTTTAAAGCGAATGAATTGTTCGCATCAATCTTATAATAATTTGAACTAACTTTAACTAATTTAGTAGGAGGGGTTATACCTTCACTCCACGAAGTTAATATTCCTAAATTAAGTAATAGCATTCTAACTTGAATAGTTAATTCTTTAGATGCAAATCCGATAGATATTCTTGCTTTAGTTTTATGTGCAGTGCCATCTCCATCAAATAATCCTTGTAACATTGCTATTATATTATCTCTAGACATTTCTAATAATTTGCTAGGTATTATTTTATTTTTTGCTTTTTGATTAATATTAAATCCTAGATATTCTAATATAGTTATTAAGGATTTAGAAGATATTACGTAGTGAAATTTATCAACTTTACGATATCTAAGTGATAAGGTATTCAAACAATCGCTAACATCATCTCCACAAGATATTACTGTTGAATAACTTGCATGAGTGCCAATTTCTTTTCTACTATATCCTTCTGCAATATACAATCCTAAGAAATATGCAAAATCTTTAGTAATATGATTCATATTAAATAAATTGCTACCTGTTAAATTAAGCTCACTTTGGTTAATATTATCATTATTACCCCAAATGTTCATTCCATATTTTATTGATATATAATCCCCAACTTCTAATTCTTTAGCTCTAAATATTCCATATACTCCATTTTTGCATGCATAATATTTGTGTTCTAATGAACTTTCAATGAATGAATGAATTGAACTTATTTGTTTAGTTTCTTTTTCACCATCATTATGCATCACAATACCTGTATTAAGATCTTTATTAAACCCTTGCACCTTATATTCAGGCACATAATACCCATATCCATCTGGTCTATTATCATCAATAAAATTACTTATTTGTTTTAATCCATTATTAGTAAATATCCAAGTATTTTTTACAACACATGAAGTTATAATAACTTTAGCAGTTGTCATGGACGAAACCGTTGGTATGACTGACGAAATAAATTCATTAGCAATATATGGTTCAACGAAAGCAAATTCATCCAAATATAAAAAGTTATTGGTAAATCCACGACCAGAATCTTCTTTTGTAGCTGAACATTCCATTCTAGATCCATTAGCAAATTCAATACTACCCTGATTCCATTTTAATACTGGAACTTGCAGCCATAATGGAAGCTCAATAATCATAGCTTTAATTCTTCTTAATTGTTCAGAAGACATTGACTTTTTATGAGCTAAAATAAGAGCGCTTTTATTTGGATTGAATAATACATACCATACCATATAAGCAGCTACAGTAATTGATTTACCACTCTGTCTAGGAAATTTAGCAATTAGATATGAATTTTCATGAATAGCTTTAATGAATTTTAATGCATATTCTCTGGGCTGAAAATTAATTAATCCCAAATCTCCATCTACAATTTTTATATAATGTAAAATAAAGTAAATAGGATCTCGCACAATTTTGCGAATTTCTTCTATTTGCCAATCTTCATATTCAGTTTCCCCATCATCTATTCCACGAAGACGAGGGTTATTTAGATACATAATTATTATTTAGTTGAATTTAGCTTCGTATTCTTTTTTAAAACTATTAATTCCTATCTTATTAATAGTTTTAGCTCTCCAACTATCATCTCTACCAGGAACATCGTTCCAATTTATACTTAATACTTTAAACTTTCTATTAGAAAGTTTATATCTATTATTACATAATTTCCAAAAATCATTAAATTTATTGGGAGTGGAATTTATGATAACTTTTGCATTATGATTATAAGGTAAATATTCTGATAAAAATGTTTCACAATCAAAATTATCCCAATAAGCAAATTCATTTAAATAAAATATATCTGGGGTTAATCCCCTCAATGAAGTGAGATTTGCCGCAGTAACTGTAGAAATAGACCCACTAGATAGTTTAATGTTTTGTTTATTCCAAACTAAAATTGGGGATTGCAACCATAGAGGTAATTTTGATATCATACTCTTAATTCTTCTTAGCTGCTCTTTTACTAATATTTTTTTAGAATCTATCAATACAATATTACTATCATAACGAAATATTAAAGTCCATATTAAATACGCATCACATATAAGTGATTTACCACTTTGTCTAGGGAATTTTAATATAGTGCTTAAGTTATTATGAATATTGGTTATTGCATCTAAAATATATTCTCTAGGCTTAAAATTAATTAAGCCTAAATCGCAATCTTCTATTTTAATATAATTTAATATAAAGTAGGCAGGGGATTCCATACATTTTATAAATTCACCAATTTGCCAGGAATCTAGTCTAATATTATCTTTTTCCCCTCTAAGGGAACTGTTATTTAAATACATGAACAGTATTTAGCTAAAATATTCTATATTAAATTCCTAATCCACTTTTAACTGAATTTGTTTTTGCTACATTTAACTCTTTTAATTTATCTTTAAATGAATATCCATATTTTTGTGCAAACAATTCTTCAATTTTAGCATATCTTTGAGCATATGGAATTTTCTTTAGGATAGATTCATTCTCTTTCATAATATCAGTCCATTTGTTTTTTAAGTCAACATATTGACTATCTATTCTAAAAGGAACTCCTGAAAATGGTTTCTTATCTGTAGATATTCCCTTAGTAACTGGAGTATTTAATGCATGCCCTCCATTTTTATTATTTCTAGCGACCATTTGACTATTATAATATTCAAATTCTTCAATTAATGACTTATATAGCTGATCATTATTTGGAATACTCTCAAGATA